AACAATAAAAAAGATCCTGCTTTCGGGCGAATCGCAGAATCAGTAGCGAAAGATGCTCAAAAGGCACTCGATAAAAAGATCCGAGCAAAAAAGGCTCCAAGTAAAGGTTAGTTCAATCCGTCAAAGCAAAACCCTCCTTGACCTAAATCTTGGAGGGTTTTGTGTTTGACTAACAGGGAGGCTAGTCCAACTTGCTCAGTTAAGCGCAACACCGATAAAAAGTCAACACTTGACGCGATAACACTCTCAGGCTAGATTTGAACTACCAACATCCGTTGGCTTAAAACAGGGAGAAATAAATGGCTTTCGATTTGTCGCAATATGAATTAGTTGAAGATCGTATCCGTGCGTTTTGGGAAAAGTTTCCCGAAGGTCGCTTGTTAACAAAAGTGGATTGTGTGACCCGAGCAGACGGTCGGGTTGAATGGCGTTGTTGGTCGGAGTTATATGTAGATAAAGACGATCCTCGTCCAACTACAACAGGTTTTGCGATGGAGATCGAAGGAACTACTCCCGTAAACCGATATAGCGCAGCCGAAAATTGTGAGACCTCAAGTTTGGGTCGTTGTTTAGCAAACTTTTTGTTCGCAGCGAAAGGCAAGCGAGCCTCCGAATCCGAAATGAAAAAAGTCAAGCGTATGACCGAAGAAGAAAAAACTCCAAAGGTTTACGAGGACGCGAAATCATTCTTTGACGCTTTGGAACTAGCCGACACGATTGAAACACTCGAAGCGGTTCGCAATAAAATCACCGAAAACCGTGGCAAGATATCGCCCCAAGATTTAGATTCGTTGCGCAATTTATTTGACGCTAGAAAGGCGATGATTGCCATCACTGTATGAGTATTCGACTTATGACGCAGGTTTGGGAACTTGATCTCCCACTTGCGGATAAGATGGTTTTACTCGTAATTGCCGATCATGCTTCTGATGACGGCACGAACAGTTACCCATCTGTAGGGACTATTGCTCGCAAGTCCTCAATGTCTGCGAGAAATGTACAACGGTGTTTGTCGCGCCTTGAAGGTCAGGGTTTAGTATCCATTCAAAGGCAACAAGGTGGTCCGTCGTATTACGATCCAAGTCGCCGTCCCAATGCTTACACAATTAACGGGGCGACACTCAGTCACCTCATAGTTGAACGGGGCGACATACAGTCACCTCGCGGGGTGACAGGAGCGACAATACCCCCCGACCTACAGTCACCCAAACCATCAATAGAACCATCAGAAGAACCATCCATTTCTAATGTCCCAAACAAGTATTCAGAAATATGGGGAACAGGAGAAGATCTCGCTAACTACCTAGCAGACAAGATCGAGGGAAACGGATCTAAGCGTCCAACCGTGACCCATGATTGGATTCTTACTATGTGCCGATTGATCGACATTGATCAGCGAACTCCCGATCAGGTTCGCGGGGCGATCGATTGGTGTCAGGCGGACGATTTTTGGTCAAGCAACATTCTTAGTCCGATGGCATTACGCAAGCAATACGAGCGACTACGACTACAAGCAACTCAAAAGCAACGGAAAAAGACAGGTGTAAGTGCGGTTATGGACTATCTATCGGAGGTCAGGAAATGAACCAAGCAGAAGCAGGGCAATTAGTTGGAGTTTTAGCGGCAGGTTATCCGCAGTGGCAAGTAACCAAAGAAACCGTGGCGGTGTGGGCGGATCTTATGTCCGATCTCGATTTTGTAGAAACACGCTCAGTTGTTCGCACATGGCTATTGACCGAGGATCGCCCGCCAAGTCCCGCAGCAATTCGGCGCGGACTCGCCTCAGGTAAGGGTTTAACAGCCCCTAGCAGGGCAACGGCGTGGGCGGAGGTGCGTAAGGGTATTTCGACCTCAGAAACTAACCAAAAGCCCGCATTTAGCCATCCAGCCGTTTCTAAGGCGGTTGAGGCAATTGGGTGGTGGGAGATTCGCACGAGTAGTAATCTCGACACCCTTAGATCGCAGTTTTGGAAGGTGTACGAGGAGTATGCTCGCGACCTAGATCGAGATGTTTTAACTACCCAACAATTATCGTTGGGTGGAGGGGAGCGAAAGTCAATTGAGGGAGTTCACGCCAGTTCCCAAACCTGAAAAAAAGGAAAAGAAAAAACCGAAACGGATTCGACCAAAATCCAAAAAGTTAGTGAAGAAGGATGAGGTATGGAAAGATGTTAGACAAATCGTTTTGGTGCGAGATGGATTCAAATGCGTCGCAAAAATTAGTCAGTATTGTTCAGGAAACGGTGAGCATATCCATCACCTTCTCAGAAGATCAGCAGGGGGTTCGCACGATCCTGAAAACCTCATATCGTTATGCCAAGCGTGTCACGGATGGGTACACAATCATCCAGCCGAATCCCGAGCGCGTGGATGGCTTGCTTCCCGTTATGGCGTAGATGATGGAAACATGGACAGTTGAATATCGGGAACGAGCATGGACGACAAACGCTGAACGATCAGGAAACAAATGGGAACGCGCCAAGTTAACTAAAAAATGGCGTAATGATTTTGCTACTCTCGGACAATTCCACAAAGCACCCAAGTTCCAGTGGGTCGATATTGTTGTTGACCTAACTCTTAAAGGTCCACTCCAAGACACGGGATCTTGTTTCCCATCGGTAAAAGCAGCAGTCGATGGACTCGTCGATATTGGTATGTTGATCGATGACTCCCCAAAGTATGTTCATTCGTTATGCTTCACAGCCCCGACTCGCAGTAAAGAAAATATGATTCGCTTGACCTTTACAGGTCCATTAAGATAAGTTAAGAAACTTAACCCCCGTTAAATAAGGAGTAAACATGGCAAGAGCGCACCGCAAAAAGCCTCCTCTTACTCCCGAACAAATAGAAGAAAATAAATTGTTGTTAGAAGCGATCAAAGAAGCCACAGGCTTTATTAGATTTCATCAGGAATCAATTCTTACAACATCAAAATCGCGAACCGAACAGGTGTTAGAAGCACGATCTAAAGGAATCTCTTATCGCGCTATTGCCGAATCAATGGGAACTAGCGAACAAACAGTTTACAAAATCGTTAAGCCGTGGTTGGACAAATTATGATATGTAAATCTTGTATAAAAGGTGGATCACTACTCGCTTTAGGACTCAAAAAAGAAGCGATCAAAATGTATCAAAATTGTGAGTATGTTGATTGCTATTGTCGAAAAGTTGTAGATGGAGTTGAGATTAAACGCAAGGTAAAAAAGAAATGAAATCCATAATCTCAGGTGCGCAAATGGTCCCGATCATGGAACTCCGCGAGTTTCCGAATAATCCACGGCGAGGCGATGTTGAGTTATTAGTTGAGTCTTTGGGTTATCACGGACAGTACCGACCAATCGTCGCGAACCGCAGAACCTCGGAAGTATTAGCAGGTTGGCATACATTAAAAGCAGCAAGAAAACTCGGGTGGCAGATGATCGCAGTTACTTGGGTAGATGTTGATCCAATTACCGCCAAAAGAATTGTTTTAGCGGATAACCGCCTCACGGATCTTGCTAACTATGACGACACAGCATTACTCGATCTACTTATGATGTTAGAAAACCTAGAAGGAACTGGTTTTAATCACGATGACCTCATAAAGTTAGAATCAATTGTTACTGGTCAACTAGAAGAAATAACAAACCCAACCGACACTCCACCGCAAGAAGATGATGATGATTTCAAAATCAAAGTAAGTGTTGGTAAATATAAATGGGAAGTTGAGTATGACCCATTTTTTATGTGGAAAACAGATTTACTTGAAGATAACAACAAGTCTAAAGATTTGGTTGCTCTAGTTGTACGCGAAAGATTAGGTTTCCCACCTCCCGATCCAAAGCCAACAAAAAAGCAAAGCAATATGGGCGCAGACGCAGTAATCAATGTTGAAAAAGTGCCGATAATTGCGCTCAAACCATTCTCGGGAAACGCAAGAATGGGCGACATCGGCGCGATAAGTGAAAGTTTGGCAGCGTTCGGTCAATACCGTCCAGTTGTTGCTCGTCGCGATGGAACTGTTCTCGTTGGTAATCACACCATCCAAGCAGCAAAGGCATTAAAATGGGAAACTGTATCTGTTGTGTGGTTAGATGTAGATGATGTTGAGGCTATTCGAATTGCGATTATGGATAACCGAACAACAGATTTGGCAACTTATGACGCAGAAATGTTAAAAACATTATTAAGCGAAGTAAATGATTATGTTGGTACAGGATTCTCACAAGAAGATGTTGCTGAAATCTATGCGGGCGGATCTACTAAGCCAGGACATCGATCAGGAACTCAAATATCAGTAGGTGTGGGAGATATTCGTTTTCGTGTGACTAAAACTCACTGGGACGAATGGCAAAAAGAATTGCCTCAAGGTCAAGTTGAGGTTGAACTAATCAAAAGACTCCAACTCCCGCTCGGGGCTTGTTGGAAAGGACTAGATAAGGTGAGTACCGATGGCTAATAAACCCGAAATTGATCCAATGATGGTAGTAGTAGTGCCGTTAGGAGAACTCCACCTCGATCCACAAAATGCTCGCAAGGGTAATGTTCAAGCAATCGCCGAAAGTCTTAAAGAGTTTGGTCAACACCGAGCGATTATTGCGCAAAGATCCACAGGCAGAATCATCTCGGGCAACCACACATTCTTGGCAGCGCAAAGTTTAGGTTGGGCGCATGTCAATGTATTTTGGGTCGATGACGATGACGAAACCGCACTACGCCGTGGTCTAGCCGATAACGCAGTAGGCGATCAAGCGAAATGGGACGAGGACGCACTACGCACATTATTGGAACAAACTGGCACGGACATTCCTGGACTTGATAAATCACAGGTGGACAAACTATTCAAAGATATTGAAGATATTGTTCCGAAAGAAGCAATCTATCCACTTCTCGCAAAGCCTGGTGAATACTATGACTATGTAATGTTCTTCACCGAGTCAGAATTAGACTCTCTATTCATTCGATCTATGTTCGAAGGTAAATGGATATGTTGGAAAGCAGAAAAACGACCTGCTAGTTGGTCGCACATGCTTCCTGTATCCGAACTTCGCAAGGTTATGGAAAAGCACGGGATCATTCCAGAGGTGACTCAAAATGACCAAGCGTAAAGACGGCGAAGTACCAATTGTTATTCCATCAATGGGCAGACCTGATTTGCTCAACACACACAAAGTATTTCTTCCCGAACGATTAGATATTTGTGTACCCGACGCAGAAGTAGAAAAATACCAAAAGGCTCATCCCGATTTAAGAATTGTTGGACATCCCGACAGCGTTCACGGTATTAGTGCCAAGCGTCAATGGATCTACGAAAAATATGGCGATGTAGTTATGATCGACGACGATATTGGAAAGGTCGCGTGTTTAGAATATGCGGTCGGAGAAAAAGCAAGATTCCTCGACCCAACAGCAGCAACAAGTCTTTGTGATCGTCTAACCGAAGAAGCAAAACAATTCGGCGTTTATCTATTCGGTGTGTCGGCGAGCGCAGTGCCCCATTACTATGTATCAGGTTTACCGTATCGAACTTGGGGTTGGGTCAACGGAGGTTTCACAGGGCTAATAGCGGGTTCAAAGTTGGCTTACAACACAGAAATCGCCTCCAGTGAAGATTATTGGATAAGCGCGTTAAATGCTTATCACCATCGCAAATGTTTGATCGATACAAGGTACGCTCTAGTTGATGTGTTCGGAAATGGAACTATGAAAACTAAAGGCGGTATGTCTTTCACTAGGAACCTCGAAAGAGAGAAAAAGGACATCGAAATCCTTCAACGATTCTTTGGGGACGCAATTAAACGCAGAGGGCGGATGGGCGTTGCTCATCAAATACACGAATATCAAAAGATGTTGGAGATCCCGTGGGCAAAGATGATGTAGATTTTCAAAAGTTTTATCAAAATATGATAAGTGACGCTAAAGAATGGCACGAGGTTAATGGTTGGGGATCTAAAAGATCTCAATATCGCCGTTATACCGCCGTGTATGACGCTTTAGATATCCGCAGAGGTGATTGCGTTGTGGATATTGGTTGCGGTACAGGCGATCTATCTCAATTCTTGTGGGAAAAGGGTGTGGATGTTTGTTATCACGGCTTTGACATAATGCCCGAAATGGTCGATCTCGCTAAACAAAAACATGGGGAGAAGTTTCGCTTATGGGACATTTACTCAACCCCCCTTGATGTTAGGTCAGATTGGGCTATTGGTATAGGAACAATTGGTGCGCTCGCCACTCGTGATGAAAAAGAAAGATGGGAAAACCTAACTAAGATGATTCAAAACATCGCAGCAACGGTAGATAAAGGTTTCGCCTTCACTATGCTCACCGATCGTAATCCACATAATGATTCAGATGATCACCATTGGTTCGTTGACACAAGTGAGGCAATTGGTAGAGTTATTGAAATGATTCCACCGTCTATGCCCTTAACAATCAAAATGGATTACCATCCACACGAAGTTTTGTTTGTTGTCAAAAACGAGGGTTTCTAATTGCGACACGCCTTTACATTCAAAGTTCGTAAAGTTATTGTATCGTCGTAAACACAAATACTAGGGAGGCAGTATGTCGTTCAATTCAATTCCAACCGTTCGCGGATATAACGCGGGCGAAGTTGTGTCCGCTTTACAAAAAGCCATCCGCCGATCCGACGACGAAGCAGCGTTGTTTTGGGCGGTCGAACTCGATCGTTCGGGTTATGGTCAGTATTGTTGGCGACGACTCTTAATCATGGTGTCCGAAGATATTGGACTCGCTAATCCCGAATTACCTCAACAGGTGTTCGCGCTCCACGGAATCTACAAAGAACTGCTTGCGTGGAAAAACCGTAATCATCCCGAACGCCTTCAACTTGTTCACGCCGTTTTACTTATGGCTCGCTCGCCTAAATCTCGTATGCTCGATCATGCTTGCCATGTTGCTTATACGACCAACGAAACAATCCCTATGCCCGACTATGCGTTATGTATGCACACGGGTCAAGGTCGCATGATGGGTCGCGGACTCGATCATTGGTACAGCGATGCTGCTACTCTCGTAAACGGAATCGATCTTGATGACAAATGGGAAGCAAAGTCCCGCGATCTCGCCTATACGCCACCGTCTAACAAACCAGCCGAGCGCAAGTTAGGTAAAAACGACTTCTCCGATCCCGAGGAGGAACAAGAGTCAGTTCTCCCGTTCTAATTGCCCGTCGATATAAGATGGCGCGTCGCTTCCCACCCTTGATAAAAGATTGAGTCGAGTACACTCAAGTTTGGATACCAAGTTCTCTTATGTTGAGGATATGTAGCACATTTCCAATTTTGTGCTACAAGTTCAATTCCCGCTTCTTGCCATTCTTCAAAATCCATGTAGTTAAGTGATGGCTTGCCCGTAATCATTCGAGTCGCGCCGATCTCTTTACACAGGTCAAGTATCCAACCGCCCTTATTGCGCTCTTTAATGGTTACTTCGGTGTCCTTGTAAATATGCGACCATAATGCGAGGTTCTTGTGCGCCCATCTAAAGGTTTGTTCGCTAAGATCGCCTAAGGAAGTATCAATGTAAAGTAGATCTTTAACCTCTTGGATATTCTCCTCAAAATACGGAGCGGATTTGTAACGAAATGTTATCTGAGAAAGAAGTTTGTCCCTCCAATCACCTTTGCCTAGAGGGGTATCGCAAAGTGGTTGCAACTCCTTCGCTATGGACAGTGCTAACCAGTTCGGTTCTTGATTCCCGCCCAAGCGGATGTGTTTCATGCCCGTTATCTTCTTTGATCCGTCTGTATCAGGAGAGGTCGCAGTGAACTGGGCAGTAGTCAAAAGAATCACCGCGTCAGATATTGCGGCACGAGCAAAAATGTTTAGGGTAGAAAAAGGGGAGGGTTGGAAAATGGTTACAGTTAAACTAGCCAACGACGAACCTCGTAAGCCTCAGCAAGATGAACACCCGCTTGCGCTCCTCGAAGTACCGCTAATGCTCGAATGGCTTCAACGGATCGTTCAGAGGGGTGGGGTCTGTCCTGCGATATATGCGATCTCATCGCTTGGCACTTGTGTTCAATATCCTCATCAGTTAAGGTCACATAAAGAATCGGATGATGTTGTTCCGTTTCAAGAGTCCAGTAATCAGAAGGCTCCTCATATACCGCAACAATAGGTGGGCGAAAGTTAAAAGTTCCTCCATTTGGGCGTAATGCTGCTATCGCTGCTTGAGATATGGCACGGTGATCTTGGTGGAAACCTCCAGGTTCAGGCATAATAACTAGGTCGGGCATAAACCTTTGAATGTATGTTTCAATGTCAGTGATCAATGTTTTCATAGGAAATTGGTCAAGATCTCCATCTGTTTCGGAATACAGATACTCATAGTCAATGCGCTCGCTAAAGTCGTCAAGTATAGATAATCCAGTTTTTGCTTCCGTCATTCGTGTTTCGTTTGGCATAGATCCGTAAATAACCAAAGCGTCAGACTTCTCTCGCGCTAGTCTTGATAATAGACCGCCCGCTCCTAACACCTCATCGTCAGGGTGCGGTGCTAAGACCATGACACGCTTAGGAAGTAAAGATTTGTTGTAGATCATGGTTTAATAACCCCCATTAAGTCAAAGATAGGGGTACAGTATCAGTCTATGGGCAGAAAATCATTATTGACTCCAGAGATTCAACAACAGATAGTTACCGCGATCCAATCAGGTAACTTCCAGCACCATGCTTGTGAATATGCGGGAATCCATACCGCCACATACTTTCGATGGCTAGAACGCGGACAAGCAGAAATCGATCGATTAGAACAAGATGAAACAGCCGAACCCGATCCAGCAGAAACTCCATACCGCGAGTTTTGCGACGCTATAAAAAAGGCGAGGGCAGTTGCGGTCGTTCAAGCAGTAGGTTTAATCCGTAAAGCGGCAGTTGACGGTACTTGGACAGCAGCAGCATGGTACTTAGAACGATCTCACCCTAAAGATTGGGGTAAAACCGATAGGCTTGAACATACGGGAAGTGAAGGCGCACCGATTCAGTTAAATGTTTCAGTAGCAGATCTCGAATCCGAAATAAAGGGATTATTGGAGGCAAAGCGTGGCACAGGATCTCCTGACGATGATGTTAACGGCAACGCCCGATGAACGCCGTCATGTAATACAAGGATTAGATCCCGAAAAGCGTTTAGCATTACAACAGATATTAAAAAACCATAAAAGTAATCCGTGGGCAAGATATGAAAACGATCCAGTTGGTTTCGTAGCAGAAGGACTCGGAGAAACTCTATGGTCGAAACAACGCGAGATCTTAGATTCAGTTAGAGATAACAAACGAACAGCAGTGCCCGCTTGTCACGCCCCAGGAAAATCATTTATTGCGGCTAGGGCGGTAGCATGGTGGGTTTCATCTCACCCCCCAGGAACGGCTCAAGTAGTTACAACAGCGACAACCTTTAGACAGGTTCGAAACATTTTATGGAATGAAGTACGCAAGGTAGCGACTAAACATAATTTGCCAGGAGAAGTTCTATCGGTTGAATGGCAACTCAATGGAGGAATTGTTGCTTACGGATTATCCTCAGGTGCTAATAACGAAGCCTCTATTCAAGGTATCCACGCTCCCCATCTATTAGTTGTGGTTGACGAGGCAGGTGGTATTCCAACAAGTACAGGTCAGGCTCTCGAAGCACTTATGACAGGTGATCACACTCGACTCCTCGCCATTGGAAACCCAAGTACAGATCAAGACTCAACATGGTTTGAACGGATATGTCATAGCGATCTCTACAATGTAATCAAAATCAGCGCATATGAAACTCCTGCTTACACGGGTGAAGATACAGGTTGGTGTCGCTCATGCCCACCAATAGCAAGTCCCCATAAAGTTGCTTCCCATCTAATCGATAAGAAATGGGTAGATGATGTCCTTTCGGAGTATGGTGCGGAATCACCTTTCGCAGAAGCCCGTATCAATGCCAGATTCCCTAAAACTTTTGCCAATCGGGTTATACCTCTCACATGGGCGGAAGAAGCGACGCAAAATGAAAACCCTGCGAGTTCTAATCTTGTTCGTTTGGGGGTTGATATCGCTTCCGATGGCGGTGATGAAATGGTGGTGGCAAGGGCGGATGGATTCCGAGTATCAATTGTTCATAAGTCAAGTGGAGCAGAAAACCAAAATGCGGTAGATGTTGCTCGTACCATCCTCGAAGAAATTAAAAAAGCAGAAGTTATTCATCGCAACCGACAGGTATCTCAACCAGTTGTCGTAAAGATCGACGCTATCGGAGTTGGTTGGGGAGTTACCTCATTACTACAGACTTGGTATAACGAAGGTAAGCACAAGTCAACGATCGTCCCAGTTAAAGTTGGCGAACGAGCATTAGACGCGGGCAAGTTTGTAAACCAACGCGCCGAAATGTGGTGGAATGGTCGAACGATGGTTGAACCAATTACCGACAGTTTAGGTAATACAACTCAACAGGTGCGCTTAGATGTAGATACTAAAACTATCGCCCAATTGGGATCTCCTGCCTATAAGTCAGACTCAAGCGGTCGTATCGCTATTGAAAAGAAAACCGAAATGAAAAGTCGAGGTATGGGATCTCCCGATCGAGCAGAAGCAGTGTTGTTAGCCTTGTACGAGCCTAAGAAAAATCTCAACATCACCGTCCCCGTGTCATTTGCTCAAGAAAATCCGTGGAGATTGTAAGTTAGTAACACTTGTTAATTTAGTTATGTACTAAAATTGGGTAGTAAGTCACCTCTCGCCCAAAGGATATGACTCAATTGAATAAGCAAAGATTCCTAAATGCTTTTTGGGTATTCGCCCTGTTTGTTTCTTCATCATTGATGCCGATCTTATTCGCAAGTCAAGCCTTCGCCGATGAAGTAGTAGTTAATCTAAATGCGGAAACCGCATATGTTGATATTCCCATAAATGTTGATACTCAAACCGTGTACTCAATAACCACTCAAACAGGTGAACGATTCGAAGTTGTTAATGGTCAAACTGTTGAAAGATTGGCTTGGGTCGATTCATGGTTAGAACTCCGACAGGGAGATTTAGTTTTACGAGCAGACGATGATTCAAATCACGGAGTTAACAATTATTATGCTTCAAAAATTACTGGAACGATCCAGTCAGGTACTTACATAATCCGTGCTACCTCTTATGACAATGTTGTTGCTCAACAAAGACCTATTGGTACTTATACGGTCAGCAGTAATTTAATTGTTGTTCAACCAACTCCTACCCCTGAACCTTCCAGTTCCGCTTCTCCTGCTCTTGTCGAGCCGACTCCCGAGCCAAGTCCGACAGCAAGTCCAAGTCCGTCTGCGACTCCAACTCCAACGGTTGAGCCGAGTCCCAGTCCGACACCTTCCTCTGTTCCCAGTCCTTCCCCAAGTCATGAACCATCTCCCTCGCCTTCTCCGAGTTCTTCTCCTGAACCCGCTCCAAGTCCAACAGCGAGCGCAGAACCTTCACCTTCGCCTTCTCAGGAAAGTAGCCCCGCACCCAGCCCACAGGAATTGAGATAGATCGCCTGTAC